TGGCATTAAAGATTGGTATGCCTCTTTGTTAGATGGCTCAATGTCTAATGGTGAATCAACTAAAACTCTGATCTTTTTAGCAGAATCTCCCATTAATGACGTTGCATCAACTGTAACAAAAGAACCTTTCTTACCAAAGGTTAAGTCTTTTACTACTGGAAAGATCGCATTTTTGATTGGAGCGGATCTGTAACTCCCTTTTTTAATTTTAATGTATTTTTGCATTTTGCCTCCCACAGCATTAATTTAAAATATAATCATATTATACTATATTTTGGAGGCTTGTCAACCTATAAGATAAACTTTTTTACGTTTTTATTATTGTTTTCTATATGTTCTATATTGCTATTGTAATAATCTTCTATGTAGTTTTTACCTTTTTTAACTATTTCTACAATACGTTGAATTTTTATAGTATAATCGAGGTAGTCATAATCAATACCTAGTAAATCATCAAATGTATGAAATCCTAATTTTCTCATGTAATTTAAATATCCTTTACAGGCAAGTGGTATAGGTATTTGTCCTGCAATAAAAGGTTTAAAAGTTTTTTCTGTACACACTTCATACTCTATTTCGCTTTCAGAAAATATATTAACATAACTGTCTTTATAGGCAGGATGATCTACTGTATGATCGTGTGTAATATCCACTCCATTATTAGCAGGATGATCAAAAGGTAATTTTTTAACGAACTGTTTGAACTGTTTACTTTTAAATAATCCATCAGTGCCTATTACATCTGATCGTTTTTTGTTTTGTGTGTATATTATGTCATCTAATAGGTCATTTTTCCATAATGCATACCCAAGTTCAAGTCTAAAATATTTTGGAATATTATTTAAAAAACAAAATCCATGTTCTCTTTTTCCAGTATATATTTTCTGATATTTAACGTTAAATGGATAAAACAAAGGATATTCTATTATATTTTCCTGTATTTGTTTTTTATTAAATCCCAATGTTTGGATAATAAATTCAGCATCTAAATTGCCTAAATATTCATATAATTTTATAAAATCATTAGAATGTGTATAATGTTGTGACATATAAACATCAGTATTGGATAGAAGAAAATATTTAATACCTTTATTATAGAAATGGTCTATTCGTATTCTAATTTTTTCAGGTTCTAAACTGGAAATACCTAAATTCATAGATTTTTCTAAATCACATTCAAATTCAGTCAATATGTTTTCAGCATATAGTCCTAAAATTTGTGCTTCTATATATTTGCTATCTATATCTTTATTATCCAGCAATTTTCTTTTTACACCTTTTTAAAATTTTATCCGCTCTCCATAAAATGTATTTTAAACGAATTTTTGAATAAAAATCTGATATCACATTAAACATTTCTTATTACTATTACTCCATATTGATCCATAACTACATTTTCACAATCTATTCTGTTTATTACTTCATAAACTAGATCTATCATTCTTTGGCTGTTGCCACATATTATTGTTAGAGGGATTTCGTCTTGATTTAGCAGAATAAAATTTTCAACTAATAAATCAACCTCATGATGACGTACACCATGTAAGTCTAATCTATTACTATGTCTTCCATTCCTGCTGTTCTCAGTCTTGTTATGTGTCCAATTTGCCATTGTTTTGTATCTAAACCTTTCATTATGCCTAGATATTTATTACGCAATAGGCTAAATTGGTTAACAAGGTGAGTAAGGTCTATGACACTTTGTTCACCATCAACATATTTTTCAGCATCTCTACTTGAGAGTTGTCTGTTATATGCTTCTAAATATTTGCGGAATGTTTTAGAACGTTCCTTGCGAAGCTCTATATTTAGGTGTTCCAGTATTGCTTCAATCTCTTGCAACTGATTAAAACGATATTCAGTTAAGCCTGGGAGGGCGGCACTGGATTTCTCCAGGCTACCCTTTATCCTGCATTCATACCTGGCTTCTTCAAGTTGTTTCTCATAATACTCGATGGCTGGTATTATGTCGCCTAAATCGCCTACAACTTTATTATACCACGTACTCATGTTTTAATCCCAATCCTCATCATCTTCATCTTCAAATCCGATGTCAAAGTGGCTGACCAATGCCGCCTTCATGGCAGAGTCAAATGAATTTATATTATCTTCTGCTTCTGAAATGTCCACGTTATCGTCGAAGGTTCTAACGAGTTCTTCAGCGACATGCAGTCGTTCTTTTTTGGGTATGTATGTTTTTATACTATCCCATGTATCATATAAGAGTGCTACTTCAGGACTCATCTGTATACTCCTCTGCTTCTGGTTCAAATGAATCGGGGTCAGCATCTTCAACAATATCTTGTTTTGCTAAAGGATTTTGTCCCCATTCATCTATAATTACCTGAAGTTTATCTCCAGTCCAGCCTTTTCTGAACTCTTTGATAACTTCTCCAGTTACAGGTGAGGTGTATTCCAGTTTGTTTCCTGTTTTAATCACAATCTCTTTCTTTTCAAACATCTCCAAGAGGCCACTGTATGGATCCATGCCTGTCTCGTATGGGATTTTGATTTGAACACCCTCAAACGGTTTGCTGTATCGTGACTTCATCACTTTACAGGCCGCTCTGATACCTCTTACATCAGATACTTTATTACCATCTTCATCCTCTTTTAATTTGAGTTTCTTCATGGCAACAACAATACTTGATGCATATATAAACCCTTGGCCACCACTGATCTTATCATCTGGATCAAACATATCCTGCGATGCATAAGTGTGGTTAGTGGCTATAAGGGCAATTGGAAAAGGTGCAATCTGGTTCACTGTGTTTCTAACCAAGGCTGTTAATGCCTTTGGTTTTCTACCCATGTCACCTTTCATGTCACCTTTCTGAAACTGATCTACATCAGTCGGAGTTAGAAGCATACCCAAACTGTCTATAACAAATACCAGTTTAGGTTGCTCTTCGTATGGCAGATCGCCATAGTTTGCTTTATAGTCTTTCATAAACTCTGATACTGCTTTAGCAACATCGTCAATCATTGAAACACTAATTCTCAAAAGTTTTTCTGGTGATGTATCCACATTCAATGCTTGTAGCCATTGTTCATCAAGTGCGTTCTCTGAATCAAACAACACAACTTGACAGCCCATATCCTGTGCGGATTTAACTAGGTTACCAGAACAAATAAAACTTTTACCAGAACCAGACTCACCAGCAAATACAGATACCTTACCAAGAGGGACACCTTTGTTAAAGTCACCACTAATAAGGTAATTCAGTGTGTAGTTTCCTGTACTGATCCAATCTTGTGGATCAAAGAAACCAGCACTAATACCTGAAATACTCTTCGTCAGGCCAGTTCTGAACTTTGTTAAGTCAAAAGGTTTTTGCATGTTTCCTCCTTAAGACGTTTGTCTATTTCTGATCATATTCAGAATATCATCTGCTGATTTTTTACCAGTATCTGCTTCTGCTGTTGCAGGTGCAGGAGTAGGTGTTGTTTCAGCAACAGGTTCTGTCACAGTTGCTTCTGCTTGTGCAGGAGCAGTTACAGGAGCCACACTCTCTGTTGCAGTTTGTTGTACTGCTGGAGTAGGCTGTGCCTGTGCGACTGTTGATTGAGTACTTGTTCCTGTATCAAGTCCATAGGGCTTGTAAAACGTACCCCACCTTGCAGGGTCATATAATTCACCATCTACACTTGCCTGGAACATTTCTGCTATTGCTTGAACACCTTCTGCTGTTGGTTTAGCAGGGAGGAAGTCATTTAAATTAAATAGTCCATTTGAGTCAATTGCCGCAAGTTGTTCTTCAGTAAGAGCACTTTCTTTTCTTGCCCACTTACTTGTGGAATAGTCTGCGTATTGACCTTTAGTTGTTTTTGTTAAACGGAAATCAGTACCATTAACGTAATCTGTTGGAAGGTTTTCCATATCAGGGTCCATTAATGCTGATTTAATAATGTTAAAAATCTGAGGACCAATTACAAATCTTCTAATTGGATTCTCAGGTGTTTCTTCATTAAGAGGATTTTCGTTTACAAAGCCTTGGAAAATATAACTTCTTTTCTTCCAATACTTTCTTCCCATATCTTCCAATGAAGGATCTTTAAACCAAGGTCTTACCTCAGTTAAAATAGGACAAGTTTCATTAAACATTTCCATACATGGAACTTGTACAGTAACTGGTTTTGTGTCACCGCCTACAACTCCTGGAAATGTTAGTCTTATCATTTGTCGTTCTACCCAAAAGAACGTGTTATTTGGATCACTGTCAGGAAGGAATCT